GATTGCAACTCATCAGTGATAAGCCGCTTAGGTTCCATCGCATCTAATGCCACCGCCAGCTCTCGCAATAACGTCTGCCCACGCTTACCGCGTATTGCAGAGCTCACAGCGCCCCGGTACATAATGAACTCCCAATTACTTAAGTCGTCTGAATATCCGCTTCTGCTCATCGTCTTATGCCCTTTAAGTTTGAAGTGTGGCGGCCGGAGCTGATCCCGGCATACGGTACGGGGTACTTACGTACTACCGCAGGGATTCCATCTGGCCGTTTTAGTACCGTGTTTTCTCGTGCATCAGCCTGCGCATTCACCACACTGAAAGATGCTTGGTATCCCCTGACATGGATCAGGGTGTCAGCCCTGAATTTCCCAAGCATCTTTCAGTGCCCACCAGATATACCGCTGGTGGGGCCGGTCCCTACTATGTCGCCATCGTTGCAGGGGCTTCGACTGTTCGGGTAAATATCAAACCCTGGCTAACGGTTTATTACCTGTGCCCGCTCTGGCTAAAAGGAGAAAGCCTTCACAGCTAAGAAACAGGCTTGTGCGCGAACCGCTGGCGCGCCAGGCTTTATTAAAGAAACTTAAGTTCACAACGACCTTCTCGTATCGCCGCCCGGATGTCGTCATTACTTTCAAATGTAATGACTAGGGCCTTTTCGTATTTCTGAGCTTCGCCTGACTCCATCACTTCGATGTTTCCCATTACCCGGAGGTTTGCCACTGGCACTTTATTTGAATCTTCTGGTTCTGTTGCCATGATTATTTCCTCAGAACGGGATCGAGTCGTCAAAATCAGTGTAATCATCAAAGTTATTCGTAGCGGCCCGGCCACCCTGCGGCTGCGTGGCTGGCCGATTACCTCCAAACCCTCCCTGGGTGTGCGGCTGGCTAGGCTGACCTCCGAAACCTCCCTGTGATCCTGACTGGGCTGGTGCTCCTTGATGGCCGCCTTGGCCTTCCGGCTTACCACCGATGAATTGCATTTCATTGCCGACAATCTCAGTGCTGTACCGATCAATACCCTGTTGGTCCTGCCATTTGCGCGTCTGCAACCGGCCCTCGATGTACACCTGTGATCCCTTTTTCAAGTAGGTGTTGGCGTTATCTGCCATCTGGCCAAAAAGAATGATCCGGTGCCACTCGGTCTGAACCTCACCGCGCTGGCCCGAATTGGGATCTTTGCGGCCGAGCTCATTGGTAGCCAAACTCAGATTGACGACGCTGGTGCCACTGGCCGTTGTGCGCATTTCCGGGTCTTGCCCGAGGCGACCCAGAATGATGGTCTTATTGACGGTTCCTCTAGCCATTAGTTTGCCTTCCGTTCTGAAAAATAGATGGCATCCAACAGATCAACCGCTTCCGCTGGCGTTACGTTGAAGTAGCTGGAAACCGCGTTGACTGCGATGTTGAATACTTTGTAGTTCGTCGGTGCGTTGCTTCCAGCCGGCTTGTCTGGCGTAGTCCATACCTGTTGAACTGTCCGATCAGCACCTGGCTTGGCAAGATCAACACCAATCTTTGCGGGCTGTTCCGGCTCAGGATTGACTGCCTCCGCTTCCTTGCGGTCCTGCTCGGCTTTCAACTTGGCCGCTTCTTCCTGGCGGATCCGCTCGCGGTCCTCGGCCTCTTTCTTGGCCTGGGCTTCCTTGTGTTCAGCAATGCGCGACTTAACAATGGCTTGAAAGTCGTCATTCGCTTTTATCAAAAGCTGCTGGTAGTCATTGAATAGAAATCCAAAATCAACCTGCTCTTTCAGCACCGCGATATTTGATCGCATAACCTCAGACACCTGATTGGCTTCAATCTTGGCCGTGGCCAGCGTGTCATTAGCTGACGACTCCAGGCTGCTGATGGTTTTCTTGCCCTTCATGGCACCAGCAAAGTCGGCAGCAATGGCAGGCATATTGACCGCGCAGTTAGCCTGGGCTTCCATTGCTTTTTCCAGCTCACCGATATGTGCATCAAGTGATTGTTTGGCAGTACCAAGAATGGCTACCCGTCGATTTTCTTTCTCTACCTTAACCAGCTTATCCAGCGCCAGCCGCTTGGTACGCATGGCGTCTTTCAGCTCGTTGATAGTCTTGAACAGTTCGTCGATGCTGGCGGTTTGCTCCAGTGCGCGGGTTTTGGCATCTTCCAGTTGCTTTTCACCCTTGTTCAAAAATTTAACGGCCGTATCGGCATCGGCAAAATCCTGATCAGTTACCAGTTCGGTTTTGATGCCGTCAATAATGGCCAGTGCTGTCTTTTTGAACTCCGGCAGGTTAGTGGTAGACACCGCGCCAGTCAGCTCAATGCGCAAGGTAGGGAGTGAATCAGGAGTAGTGCCAACGGCCTCGGCCTTGGATTCAGTTGGCACATAATCGGCCAGATCCTTTTCAAACTGTTCCCAGCCTTTAATAAGGCTCGCGATCCGGATGGCATCACGCTCGTACCAGGTAAATGCCATGGTTTCCTTGGTACCGTCGGAGCACATAAACAGAATTGAATCGGCACCAGATACCAGCATCTGCTGGTCCATCTGCCACTTATAATGATCATCCAATTCACCGGCCGTTGTCGCCGCAAGCAAACGTTCGTTTGCCAGTTTATGCTCCCAGCCAATATCACCCAACATAGTGAGACCATCCATAGAAGCCAAAAAGTGTTGATCGTCATCTTCAATCGTGGTCGGGAATAGCTCTTGGCCAATAATGTCCTCGGCAATAGGGCGAGCACTGGCCTCTGCCTGATGGCCTTTATCAAAAATACGCTGTTGTGATGTCGACACTTCCTCTGAATGACCAGTCGCTTTTTGCTTCAACAGCGCATCCCGAGTCTGGTACTTGCCGGCGCCCATCATGGCCGGGGCCTCAGACGCGGTGAAACGCTTGGCCCGGATGTTGTGCCATTCCTGACTGCCTTGAATTGCATTGATAATGTGCATCACTTAACCCTCTATTTTAATGGATTTTATTTTCTGCTGCTGCTCATCGGTCAGTGCGCCCTTGCTAGAAACCGTGGCAATTATGTCGTCGGCGGACTTATTGCCTGACCGAATCATCCCAGCCCAATCATCAAAATGCCGGTTGAACTTTTCAACCGGGTAATACTCTATCTCCTGAACCTCGGGCTCTGCTTGCTGCTTGGGCGTTACATCCTTTTCGCCTACCGGGTAGTCCCTGGCTTCCTCAACAGTAATCAAACCGCCCAGGGCGTCAGCAAACTTGTCGCGCAGAGCAAAGCCACGCGCTCGCCACATCAACATGCGTTTCGGGTACTGAGTCCATGGGCCTTGCTTACCCCAGAGTGAGGCAGTATGGGCATCTTTCTGGCTGAACGACTGGGTGTGTTTCTTCTGGTCACCCTTGCGCCATACCGTGCAATAGGCCGTCATGTTGGCCTCATCCATTTCTTCCTCAATACCACCAAAGGCGGGATGATTTTGAACCAGAGCCAGCAGGGCGTCGGCATAGATCGACGGCTTGCCGTTAATCACAGCGATATTCTGCAGCGATTGGATGGGATTCAGTCCAATCTCCTGGCCCATCATCATTGCAACCAGGGTGGCTTGTGGGTTGTTGATGTACCGATTTGGAACCATGCCTGAGTTGGCAAGCATTTCTGCCAAATGTATGGCTTCCTGAAGGCTGGACGGGTGCATGGCAAGGCCAGTGCTGCGTCCATTTTGTAGTGTGGCTACGTTCGACATTTTATCTGTCCTTTAAATGGGGTAAGTGCTGGAAGTCCAGGCCAGAAACCAGACAACTCCGATTCCAAGACCAATAATCAGAACACCAACTGCGCTGGCGGCTTCGATCAACCGCTCTTTGCGGCTCATGCTGACACCGCGTTTTCAAATGAAGACCATGATTTCCGTACAGCCGCGTCTTCCTTCATGGCCGTGGCAACCATTTCCCAGTGAACCTCTGCCCACTGGTGCGCCATACGTCCCAATACCCGCGCTACCTGCCCAACCTCAACATTAAGCTGCTCATCGAACGGGTATGCGGCATACTGACGGCACAGTGCATTGCTCAAGTCTTTGTACAGCGGATCATCATCTTCAATCGCTTTAATGATCAGATCCTCAACCGTGAACGTGCCATCGGTAACTGGTACGTCATTACCGTTTGCAATGCTTTCAGCAATGAACGAAACAAATTCAGTGTGCATGTGATCCCCTTCAAATGAGTTGAGAACCGGCGACCAGGGCATCATCACTGTTCCTTCCGATTTTTTGTTAACCGTTGCGCATCCAGTCTCAAAATTGACAGCGGCGTACAGAACGTCATAGCCGGAATTAACCATGAAATGACTCACTTCTAGTTCGATGACGGTTTGGCCGTAAACCCGGCGAGACCAGGCACGTTGATCAACAGCGTTCAACCATTCACAAGCGGGCAT